GAAGAAAATCCTGTTGCTTTTCTTGCCTCTGCTATTGTTACGAAACCTGCTTGTAAACCCTTTACAACCTTATCCATCTCTAATGATTCATCAGATTGTAAAGCTCTCACATCAGATAGATCGTACATCATTGAATAATTCAACTCATCTGTAAAATCAGCAAGTAATAATTGATTTGTAAGATCTTGTGCAACATTCTTCCACATTGGGATTAGTTTTTGTTCTGTAAAGAAGTTTCTTAGCTCACTTACATTTGCATAAGTGCTGGATGCAAGACCTGCTCCAAGTCCAGCTAATATTGCTGGGATACCAAGAACTGCTGATATTCTTTCTTCATTGACATGCCTCAAACTACCTATCTCTAAGTCTTTTGGAGAAAAAGAAAGTGTTTGTACATCAATCTCTCCACCTGATACAACCAAAGGTTTACCTCTGTTCTCTCCACCAAATCTTCTTCCGAATACTTCTGCAATATTTTCTGCCTCTTCTCCTGACATTGATAGATCGTTCTTTGGAGATATAACTACTCCCGGAACACCCATATTTTTTACAAGAGCTGATGCCATTTGACTTGCAGCACTATCTCCAAGTATTTCTACCATTACTGATCTAAGTGGAGCTAGTCCTCTTCTGTGATTTCTAGGATCTATCCTCTCTCTAATATGTATCATGTCCTCTCTTGGAATATACATATTTTGACCTTTTTGCTTGTATTCGTAATGTGTAATCAGTTCTTCTTTTGTTCCTTTTACATCAACTTGTTCTGGAATCAAAGGATATAACTGAACTACATCTCCTGCCTCACTTCTTAACTTCAAGATAAAGGCATCTCCTGCCACAGACACAGATGCAACAATATATTGATTAAGTAAGTTACCACTCATGTATGGAGATGGTTTCTTCATAAGCATTGATGCAGGATGATTTAATACTTGTTCTTTACCATCAGTTGTTTCTTCATAGACTTCTAATGGTGGCTCTGAAAACGCTGTACCAAGAACATTCAAACAAGCAAGTGCAGCAGAGTTACCCTCCGGGCTCATCTGATCTACACCACTAAAAAAACCTATATCTGTATTGAAAGGAAAAACAACCTGATTGTTTGGAAAACTGCTGTATGCCTTTGTTTCTTGTTCTCCCTGTTGCCTGAAAAAATCTCTAATATTATCTGTTAATCCCAATTAGATTACACTCCATTTTGTCTTTCTTACAATACCATGCCTAGCTGCGTAAGCTAACGCATCCACCTGATCATCATGTGTACCAGAACTCGGAAAGCTCGTAAGTTCTTTCTCAAATTCTACTAACCATTTGGCGTTTTTCAAAAAGTAGATCGTGCCATTTTCTACTCCTGCTGCTGCTGGTACAGCTCTAGCTGTCTTTGATTTATCTGCTTTGAGATTCTTTATAGGTAGCCCCTGCCTCCTAGCCATCTGAATAATACCTAGTCCAAAAGAAGAATCCTCAACACCAAGCCATGCAAGATCAAACTTTTGTATTGTATATTCTATTCTTGGCACTAAATCAGGAGCAGCTAGTCTATCCCGGTATATATCCATTATCAACATCTTGCCATCTGGTGTAGTGCCTACAACCATAATTACAGAATAATCAGCAGTTTCTTTCTGCGATAAAGCTGTGTCCATAGTTCCAAAGAAAGATAGATCAGAATGTTTATATACCTCTCCATCAACTAAATACTCTGGATCTTCAGAGTTTGGATGTAAAATCTCAAAATATCTAAACCATTCTCTCTTAAACATATTGCCAACCTCTGTAAACTCTGCAAGAAACTCTTGAGCAAAAACTAACGATCCAAGTTCTTCTTTTGCTAAGGCTAGTTCTTTCTTATCTATTTTTGGGCTGTTTTCTGTTGGATAATGAAATACTGCCCAATCATCTCTACGCTTTGCATTTTCAAACAGATCATAAAACCAATTTACGCCATTAGGTGTAGTAATCATAAGACTCTTACCAAGATTATCAGATAATATTGGTCGTACTGTATCCCATGTTTCTTTGTCCATGTAAGCTACCTCATCAAAGATAATCAAAGAAATACCTCCTGCACCTCTCAATGATTCTGGTTTATTAGCTGATTTGATTTGTATAGATCCACCATTTTTCAAAACAATCCTTTTTTCTACTTCCCTAACTTCTGCATATTCTTCGGGAAGTTGTCTTATCAATGATTTGATATTTAGCCATGCCTCTAAACTCTGTGGATATACAGGAAAGATAACCCATACTTTATTTTTCTTAAGTGCCTGATCTAGTGCTGCAACTAGAGATAATGTAGATTTACCCCATCTTCTTCCACATACAGCAATAACATGTCTATTTTCATTGAGAGCTTTTATTACTTCTACTTGTCCAGAATGTAGATCAGGTGGATTGGCATCAATAGTCTTGATCGCCATCTTGTTCCCAATCCCATTTGAAGTTTATCTGTGGATATTCAACATTTGTAACCTGTACTTGAGGATTACCAAAACCATAAATTTGAGCAAGTATCTTATAACAAACATCAAGTATTCCCTTAAGTTCTGTTGGATTCATACTTGCTAGATCCTTTTCGTTTATTTCGTTTATTATTTTAAAAATAACAGGCTTGATCTGTTCTGATAAATCTCTAGCTGTTTCTCCTACTTGAGCTAAAACAGTTGATATTATTTGCTCATTCAGCATTTTATTTATTGCAAATATTCTATCTTTCCATCCATTCTTAGCTGAAATCTGTTGTATTCGCCTCTCTGTAATCCCGAAGTTTTCCGAAACTTTCTTGTATGTTCTTGATGCACCTATATCTAAATAATATTGAAATCTTTTGAAATCTATGTTTGATTCGCCTACCTGTTGTTGATGAGGTAATGCTAAGTGCATATCATCTATGTAATCCATAAGATAACTATAACTTATCTACATTCAAACTTATGAATTATTCTTTAGCAAAGTTTTATTCAGATTTGAAATGATAAAAATATGTTTCTCCTATATTATATTTTTTTGTTTCTGTGTGGAATCTTGAACATAAAAAAGGTATTAAGACTTCATATAGTTTTCCTACTTGTACTTTTTCTCCAGCGTGTTCAATTTTTACAGGAGAATCATATTTTACATATCCAGCTTTTATCATACATTTAAAACAACCCACTCCTCTTTCTGTGTCTAAATTATGAGCTGAATCTTTATATCTAGTTTTAAATGATGTGCCACAGATAGCCTTTACATAAAATGGATGATAGTCATCTTCAAAGCTAACTTCATCTAGTATATGTGTTTTACCACTATGACTATTATTATCTCCAAACCAATGAATATCGTTTGATCTTAGTGTTTTATATTGCTTTGGTTTCATTTTCTCCCCTACTTATATTCTCTCTGAACTTTTTATATATTTCCGGTTTTTTTGCCTATATATATATTCTGTCTGAACTTTTTTGATTTTGGCGGTCAAAAATAAATTTTTTTTAGAAATACACTATATATTGTGTCTATTTGTAAGATTTACAATGAAATGCACATCCACAGCATATATAATTACATTTACACATTTTTACGAAAACTGATCGTTAAAAGCCATATTGTAAGTGTAATAATCAACCCTACGCCTGTTATCGCAGCAGCTTTTCCGGAAAGTGTCAAATAAGAAATCACAAGCCCCAAGATTGTCCAGCTCAAAGCTAATGTTTCCCTAATCGCCTCAACTAACCATTTCCATATCTTTTCTATCATCCTGTTCTCCTCGTTACCATACTAAACATACTTGCTATTCTTGTTAAAACTACCGGGATCAAAACTTCTTGGGATTTTTGTTTTTGTGATTCAGGCATGGAAGTTATCTCTGCAAAACTTATCTCTGTTAAATCAACATCAAGCAAAGTTCCAATAGGATCTGATAATAGCTGTTCTGCCCTAAGCTCACTCTGAACATCAGCTAAATTGTAAGGCTGCAAAGAGCTTTCTGCATTTTCTATTGCTCTCTCAACATATTCCTCAACTGCTTGTTTTACAACCTCATCTGTTTCAACTAATTCTGCATAGATCTCTACATCTTCTGCCTCAACATTTAAAACCTCTGCAACGCTTTGTACTTCTTTTTCTGTTAAATCTTCAATAACTTCTGTGCTAACAACCTCTGTAACAACTGCTTGAACTATCTTTTGTGTTTGTGTATCTGCTACTTCAAGACTCTCAACCGAAACTTCTGCTACTTGTTCAACAACTGTTGTTAATTCTTCCACAGTCAAAGACTCAACAAACTCCTCTACAACCTCTTCTAGCTCTTCTTCATAGATAATCTGTTCTTCTTCACTAAGATTATCTAACTCCTCCTGCTCAAGTATTTCAATGTCATTTTCCTCAAAAACTGTTTCTAATTCCTCAACATCTACAACCTCTTCTATGATTTCCTCAACAACCTCAACTAAGATAATCTCTTCCTCAAGTGTTAGATCTTCTTTATCCTTATCTTTGATTTCTTTATATTCTTCTTTTGTTATTTCTTCCGGCAAAATCTCTTCAAGTATCTCTTTTTCTATCTCTTCAATAATTTCTTCTTCTATAAACTCTTCTCCTATCTCTTCAAACTCTGTATCCCAATCATCAAACTTTTCTTCTTTTTCCGGGATTTGTATATCCTCAAGCTCTAAAGTTATATCCAAATCTTCCAAATCTTCAATAATAATTATCTCTACCTCTTCAAAATCTTCCAAAAACTCTTCAACTTCAAAGATTGTGTCAATAAATTCTTCCATTTCCTCATCAGTAATTTCTTCTGGAATTGCCTCAAGTTCTCGTTCATTTTCAAATCTATCTTCATCAATATCAGATATATCAACATCATCAGAAAGCTCTTCTCTGTCTTGATCCATATTTTCATCC